GGGGGGTTGTCCATTCAAGAGAATTGCACCTAAACATTTTCTAACATAACTTTGGCTATTTGAAGGTGTTGCAGTAGGGGTACACTAAGCGCTGCTAAGCGCTGCTAATGACCACAAAAGGATACAAAAGCATACCACAGCTATACCACAACCTGTAAAGTATACAACAGAATACTGATGATGAGCTTAAGCCCTATACAAGGGTTGTGGTCTACCAACCCGATGGAACGTAGTGACTGAGGTTATGTACCACACTAAGGAGTCTTAGACCTTATAGTGACCTTTATGTCACACTTATACCACCTATTACAACTTATTTAAACTTTATTTCATCTTACCCATAACATTTTAGCTCTTTTTTGTTATCTATTAGTATAACTAACGTACAAAGTATAACGGTGGTTATCTTAACACTAGCTTATATTATTCTAGGTCTCAACAAGGTTGAGGATGGTGTAGTATAGGATTAGTGCCTTGCTATAGACTTGAGTTAGTTTACATTACACTAATGGGAGCTAACGTATATAGACACAAACGATAAAGGAATTCATTCATGGCCCTCTACGACTTCTCCTACACAAAGACGGACCAAGGGGTCATCCGTACAAAATCCCTCTTCTACGAACTAGATCATCAAAGTGACGCATGTATCTTTACGTTGAAGGAAGAGGCTATCGAACATCCGTCGGGTAGACCCTTGATGCCCATCGCTCAGATATTTATCGCTATGGCGGTTGATGATCCGACGGAAATAACTTTCTCAGACTATATCTTTGGTTCGTGGCAGGTGTGGGATAAAATCCGCAACTCCGACAAAAGACTTGTAGTACACATTGAGAGATGGCGTAAAGAAGCAGATGTTCGTCGTAAAGCCCTAGCATTTAGTGTTGTGGTAAACGAAGTGAAGAACGAGGGTAAGTCCTCCTTCGCTGCTGCCAAGTATCTTATCGAAGAAGGTTGGAACCCTAAAGGCCAAACCACTGATGCACGTAAGAAGCGCTCAGAGGCCCGTGAGACAGCACAGACAGCTTTCGAGCGTGAAGGGTTAACAGAAGACATGCAACGGCTTAAAGAGGCTGGTTTGCTCCCTAACTAGTATGCTGTGGCAGGTTTGCGGGTAACAACAGCTACCCTAGGCGTCAGTAGCGCAGTTACTTAGGGGTTCAATTCCCCTCCACTAGCACCAAACTACAACAACAATCCACCACTGGTAAAGGATTAAGAAAATGGCTAAAGGCCCTACAATCACGACTATTGCTTCGGGCTACTACAGCCGTACAGCACTTAACGACAACTTCACCAACATTGATGCAGCATTTGATAATACTCTGTCGCTTGATGGTAGTACACCTAATTCAATGCAAGGTGACTTAGACTTAAATGGCAATCAGGTTATTAATGGTGTTGGTAAGTTCAACACTTTGTATCTGGACAACGCCCTTGTTGGTAATCTGTCTACAGCATTTACCTTCCTTGGTGCATGGGTCACTGGAACCTCTTACAGCGCATATGATGTTGTAACTGACTCAGGTAACACTTATGTTGCCTTAGAGGCACACACAGCAGGCTCAACCTTCTCTACTGACCTATCAGCGGCTAAGTGGTCTATCCTTGCTGCCAAGGGTGCTAGTGGGGCAGGTTCTGGTGACATGCTTGCAGCTAACAACCTTAGCGATGTGGCTAACGCAGCAACTTCAAGAAGCAACTTGGGTTTAGGTGCAAGTGATAGCCCTACGTTTACCAACATCACACCTACTGGTACAGTAGACGGACGAGACCTTGCTGTTGATGGTGCTAAGTTAGACTTGCTGGACCAAGGACTTGCCACAACTGACAGCCCAACCTTTAACGTAGTGACTGCTACATCCTATGCTGGTGACGGTTCTGCTCTTACTGGTGTTGGTGCTAGCGCAACCGCTGGTGCTGTTGGGACTTACGCTTTCCTGTGGAGAGATAATGCAGGAGCAACAGAGGGGCTAACCTACTCAGGGACATTGTTGTTCTACGCAGTTATGAATGATGACAGCACTACAGCTGGTGCTACTGACGCCTATCGTGGCACAGGTCTTGTTAGGTCTAGTGTAAGCCCATCAGGGACGTGGCGTTCAATGGGTAGTTCAGGAACGTATACAGCAACCTACGGACAAACAACACTTTATGTGAGGATTTCTTAAATGAGTATTACAATCACAGAAGTACGCAATGCGGCAGCACTACAGTCGGACAACCTCAGAGTGGACGTAGAGATTAATCACCCAGACTACGGTTGGATACCTTACACACTAGACCCTGCTGACACTGACACAACTATCGACAACGATGCAGTGATGGCTCTCATTGGTGCTGACTTCGCAGCCTACGTTCCACCAACTCAGGAGGAGCTTGATGTAGCACTAGCTGCTAATATCCGTGGGGTTCGTAACGCAGCACTAGCTGCCACCGACTACATGGGCCTAGCTGACTACTCTGCAAAGGTTGGTGAGATAGAGTACAGGCAAGCACTGCGTGACGTACCACAGCAAGCTGGTTTCCCTAAGACACACACATGGCCTAATAGACCCTAACCATAGGATAACTCATGACCCCTGAAGACATTCGAATTAGAGCGGAGCAAGACTTAACGTTCTTTATACAACTTGTAGCTCCTACTCAAGTTCTAGGCAACTGCCACAAGGATGTCTTGTCTTGGTGGACACGAGAGAACTCTAAAGACTTCCAACTGCTACTGTTCCCACGAGATCACGGTAAGTCCCGTCTTGTGGCATACAGAGCAGCTTGGGAGCTTACTAAAGACCCTACTCTCCGTATCCTATATATTTCAGCCACAGCTAACCTAGCAGAGAAACAGCTTACCTTTATTAAGGGTATCCTAGACTCTCCTATCTTTCGTCGCTACTGGCCTGACCACATCAATGCTGAAGAAGGAAAGCGGTCCAAGTGGACTAACTCTGAGATTGCGCTGGATCATCCATTGCGTAAGAAAGAGAACGTCCGTGACCCTTCTATCTTCACTGGTGGTCTTACTACATCCTTAACTGGACTACACTGTGACATTGCTATCCTAGATGACGTTGTGGTAGCAGAGAATGCTCTCACAGCCGAAGGTCGTTCTAAGGTTGCCTCTCAGTACTCCCTGTTAGCCTCTATCGAGGGCGCTGACGCTCAGGAGTGGGTAGTTGGTACACGTTACCACGCTAAAGACCTTTATGACAACCTAATGAGCATGAAAGAAGATGTTTATGATGAGGATGGCAATCAGGTTAGCGAAGAGAACATCTACGAGATATTTGAGCGTCCAGTAGAGGACAGTGGTGATGGCACAGGCCAATTCTTGTGGCCACGTCAACAACGTAAAGATGGTAAGTGGTTTGGCTTTGATATAGCTACACTTGCTAAGAAGCGTGGTAAGTACCTAGACCGTGGACAGTTCCGCGCTCAGTACTACAACGACCCTAATGACCCTGACAACGTACCAATCGGCACTGACAAGTTTCAGTACTTTGAATCCAAGCTACTTAAACAGGATGGTGGTCGTTGGTCGTACAAGGGTAAGCGATTGAACATCTTCGCTGCTATCGACTTCGCTTTCAGTACTAAAGCACGAGCCGACTATACTGCCTTGGTGGTCATAGGTATCGACTCCGACAACATGGTATATGTACTAGAGATTGATAGATTCAAGACTACTAAGATTTCTGATTACTTTGACCACATCTTTGCTGCCCAGAATAAGTGGGAGTTCAGGAAGATGAGGGCCGAGGTCTCAGTAGCTCAGGTAGCTATTGTTAGACAGCTTAAGGATATGATTCGTGAGAATGGTATTTCGTTGTCCATTGAAGAGTTCCGACCAAACAAACATCATGGTAATAAGGAAGAGCGCATTGCAGCTATCCTAGAGCCACGTTACGAGAACCTACAGATGCTACACTATCGTGGTGGTAACATCCAATACCTAGAGGAAGAACTACAGTCTAGGTTCCCACCTCACGATGACGTTAAGGATGCACTGGCTACCGTAGTTGATATGGCAGTCAAACCCACAGCATCAAGTTCAATCAATAGACAGAATACTATATCTTGGTCCGCATCGCGGTTTCGAGCAGGAGGCAAATAAATGAGTGAAGTACTTACCATAGAGCATATGCTTGACCCAGACCACATTGCTGTTGAGATTGCAGATAAGTGGGTTGAGTGGAACATGTATCGCGAGTCTTGGAAGACACAAACCAAGGAACTTCGTGACTACTTGTATGCTACAGATACAACTACGACAGGTAACTCTATACTTCCGTGGTCCAACACAACAACTACACCTAAGCTAACACAGATTGCTGACAACCTACACGCTAACTACTTTGCTACGTTGTTCCCTCAGCAGAAGTGGATGCGTTGGGATTCTGCATCTCGTGATTCGTCATCTGTAGAAAAGATTCGTACCATTGAGTTCTATATGGTCAACAAGGTTAAGCATAGTAACTTCGTAAGCACTGTGTCTGATCTTCTTGTCGATTGGATTCACACAGGTAACTGTTTCGCTATGGTTGACTGGGAGATGAGCTACTCGAACAAGGAAGACGGCAGTACTACAGCAAAGTACATTGGGCCTAAGATGCACCGCATCAGTCCATATGACATTGTGTTTAACCCTGCTGCTGCCAGCTTCGAGAACACTCCTAAGATCATTCGTAGTATCAAGTCTCTTGGTGAACTTAAACGTGCTATCGACTCAGACCCTACTAACAAAGCAATGGCTGCTGCATTCAACAAGATGATGCAAGCTCGTTCCTCTGTAGCGTCTTCTGACTTCTCTGCTGATAAGTCTCAGGGTTTTATAGCTGATGGTTTCAACTCAATCCAACAGTATTACGAAAGTGACTACGTTGAAATCCTAACCTTCTATGGTGACATCTTTGACCACGAGTCAGGTGAGCTTATGAAGGACCGCGTTATTACTATCATGGATCGTGCACATCTACTAAGCAACGAAGAGAATCCTTCGTGGTCTGGTGTTGCACCTATCTTCCACGCTGGTTGGCGTACTCGTCCTGACAACCTTTATGCTATGGGTCCACTAGATAACCTTGTTGGTATGCAATACCGCATCGACCACCTAGAAAACCTTAAGGCTGACGTGTTCGATCAGATCGCTTACCCAATCATGAAGATTCGTGGTGACGTTGAAGACTTTGACTTCGAACCTGCTGCACGTATTTATCTTGGTGAAGAAGGTGATGTAGATTATCTACGACCAGATGCTACTGCACTACAAGCAGACATGCAAATCCAGATGATTGAGCAGAAGATGGAAGAGATGGCTGGCGCACCTAAGCAAGCTATGGGTATCCGTACTGCTGGTGAGAAGACAGCATTTGAGGTTCAGTCGTTGCAGAACGCATCCTCACGCATCTTCGAACACAAAGCTGCACACTTCGAACGTATGTTCCTAGAGCCAGTACTCAACACTATGCTTGAGGTTGGTCGTAGGAACTTGCAAGTACTCGAAGACATCAAGGTTACTGATGAGTCCACTGGAGAAGAGTTCTTCACAACAATCCAAAAGTCGGATATTGTTGGTAGTGGTCGTATCTCTCCTATTGGTGCACGTCACTTTGCTGAACGTGCTCGTCGTGTACAAAGCATCACACAACTTGCTCAGATCAAGGCACAAGACCCAACCATTGCCCCACACATGTCGGGTAAGGAGATGGCTCGTATCTTGGCAGAAGAGCTTGGTGAAGCTAAACTGTTCGGTGAGAACATTAGCATTGCAGAGCAACTTGAGACTCAGCAAGCATCGCAAGACGCTGAAGCAGACAACATGGAGAGTCTGGAGATAGCTGCGGAGCAAGGACGCTAATGCACACACACTGGATCAAAGGTTTAACTGGGGAAAAGAAAGAGCAACGGAAGGCTGAAGTTTTGGCCTACCGTAACGCCTTTGATGACCTCAGAGAAATTCTCGAAAAGCACTACCGTAAAAAGGATTGCATTCGGGACTACGATGTTCCCAACTGGGAGCTAAGACAAATCGCCGCGAATGAGTATAATGCTGTTCTCGACGACATCCTGAAAACCATTAACCTAACCGAAGGTAAATAAATGTCTATTTTTGAAGATAAGCCAACAGAAGCTCCAACCGAGGAGGCTGTGGCTACCGAGGCTACCACACAAGAAACCCCACCACAGGAATCTTTTGTAAGTAAGCTCGTAGAGACACGCGGTGAGAAGTGGGGAGACCCAGAAGTCATTGCTAAGGGTAAGCTGGAGGCTGATGCCTACGTCAAAACCCTTGAGGAACAACTCGCACAAATGCGGGAAGACCTTGGTAAGCAAGACTATGCGTCACAACTTCTAACCCAACTACAGCAAAAGGCACCGAATCCCACTGTCGGCAACACTGTAGAGTCCAATAATAATAATGAAAGTGGAACATACGCAGATGATAATACCAATCAGTCTGTGGATGACGAAACACTAAAGAGCCTTGTTGAGAAGACCCTGACGGAACGCGAAGCTAAAGCTACCGTAGATCAAAACCTTTCTGTTGTGGTAACACAGCTAGAGGAACTCTACGGCACAGAGGCCAATGCTACTGTCCAGAAGAAAGCACAAGAACTTGGAATGACACTTGAGCGGATTGAAGACCTCGCTAAAGAGTCCCCATCAGCTTTCTTTGCATTACTTGGTGAGAACAAAGTTCCTGCTAAGTCTTTGGCCCACACTAGTATCCGTACTGAGGGGGTTAACTACCAGAACACGGGCCAACGTGATTGGGCATACTACAGCCAACTACGCCGTGAAAACAAGAACGCGTACTACACACCCAAGGTTCAACAGCAACTGCTGGAAGATAAACAACGCCTTGGTTCTAAGTTTGGTGCGTAAAATCAACATATCTTTAGGAGACAATTAAAATGTCTATGAATACTTCAAACATGAGCTTGCTAACTCGCTCAGAAATCTGGTCAACAGAACTAAAAGACATCCTTCGCGACGAGATGATGGCACAGCGCTACGTCAAAATGCTTGATGGCTTCCCTGATGGCGACCAGTTCACTATCCCTTCAATCGGCCAAGCACAGGTTGACAACTACGCTGAAGACACTGCTGTTGAGTACCGTCCGATGGACACTGGTGAGTTCACATTCACCATCGACAAGTACCTATCTTCTGCTTCATACATGACGAAGAAAGCAATGCAAGACGCATTCTACTCTTCTGAAATGATGAGCCGTTTTGTACCTGAGCAAGAGCGTGCGATTATGGCACACTTCGAAGCTACTACTTTGGCTACTCCAGAGGCTGGCGTTACTGCCAACTCTAACGAAGCTATCGATGGTGTTGAGCACCGTTGGGCTGCTGGTGGTACTGGCGCGGTTATCAACGTTGATGACTTTGCACGTGCACGTTTCGCTCTTAAGAAAGCTAACGTTCCTGATCGTAACCTTATCGCTATTGTTGATCCTTCAGTTGAGTTCACATTGAACACATTGTCTACTTTGACATCTGTTGCGAACAACCCTAAGTGGGAAGGTATCGTATCTTCTGGTATCGCTACTGGTATGAACTTCATCGCCAACATCTATGGTTTTGACGTATATACTTCTAACTACCTGAAGGACGTTACTGATGGCGCTCTGAACACTGCTGCTGATGTTGCTGCCAACTTTAGCTCTGTTAATGGTAAAGCCAACTTGTTCTTCTCTGCTGATCAAGCTGCTACACCTTTCGTTGGTGCATGGCGTCAGACTCCTGATGTTGACACTGAGTATAACAAAGACTTCCAACGTCAAGAATTCGTGACTACTGCTCGTTATGGTGTAAAACTGTACCGTCCAGAGAACATGGTTCGTGTTATCTCTAAAACTAACGTTTAACTTAAAAGAATAGGAGACTTAATATGTCTTGGACTAACTCTGACGGTCTTACCGTCCTTATGCACGAAGAGCAAGGTGTTGCTAAAGACGGTGGTATCACTACTGTAAGCCCGATCAAGCACATCAAATTGAAGCTTGACCTTACTACTGACAAAACTGTAGCAGCTAATGATGTTGCAATCCCAGCGGGTTCTTACATCACTGACGCACGTCTTGTTGTTACCACTGCTGCTGCTGGTGGTACATCCATCAACTTCGGCCTTGCTAACGCTGCTGGTACAGCTATCGACGCTGACGGTATCGACGCTGCTGTAGCTACTGCTGCACTTGCTGCTAACCTTGCTGTTGTTTGCAACGGCGCTTTGGTTGGTGTTGCTGCTGGTGTTGGCGCTGCTGACGCTTATGTCACTACTGCTAACACAGGTACTTTCACTGCTGGTGAAGCTGTACTGGTTATCTCGTACATCGAAGTTTAAACTATTGGGCGTCCCTTCGGGGGCGCTCTTCCCACAACTAAATGGAGGCCAATATGGCAAACGTAAATCACTCAGCACTAACAGACCCATATCTCCATGAACCTAAAGGTGCTGCTACAGCTACATCTGGTCAGGTATATGTGGCAAACGGCTCAGGTTCAGGGACATGGACAACTAAAGAGTCCCTTATTGAACTTTCCGTAGAGGGTTATGTAGAAAATATATCTGCTTCTTCTACGGTATATGTACCTATCCCTTTTGCTGGTACTATTGCTAAAGTAGTCACAGTGCTTGAAGCCTCTATAGGTAGCGCTGATTCTACCATTACCGTTAGTAATGCAGCCGCTGCATCTATGGGGACTATAACTGTTGCCTTTACAGGGTCAGCGGCAGGTGACGTAGACACACTAGTGCCGTCTTCTAACAACACAGTAACAGCAGAAAGTTTTATTACTATAGCCACAGATGGTGCCTCAGTAAACACAGCGGCCCTTCGTTTTGTAGTAATAGTGGATAGAACATAATGGCTATTAAAAAAACACTCCTAGAGATCGTACAGAACATCCTATCTGACTTAGACTCAGAGGATGTAAACTCAATTTCAGACTCAGTAGAAGCAGCACAGATTGCTAATGTCGTAGAGAATACGTTCTACAACATCGTTTCTACCCGTGAAATCCCAGAGCACCACAGCCTAATTAAGCTGGATGCTCTCTCAGACACTAACTTCCCAACACACTTCAGCTACCCTGACAATGTTAAGGGTGTTTCTGGTTTGTGGTATGACGTAAGTTCTGATAGCTCTTTTGAGTACCGTGAGATCACTTACGTTGACCCCCGTGACTTCTTGAGCCGCCTTGGCTCCCCTTCCACCAACTACACACTTGTAAGTGATAAGGTTGCTGGTACTAAGATGCGTATTGGCAACAACAAGATGCCTAACTTCTACACATCCTTTGATGACCAATACATAGTAATGGACTCACATGACGTTAGTATCGACACAACACTTATAGCATCTAAGACTCGTGTTATGGGTTACACAATCCCAGTCTTCAGTATCTCTGACGCATATGTGCCAGACCTTGACGCTGAGATGTTCCAGTACTTAGTGAATGAATCTAAGTCTGTTTGCTTCTCTTTATTCAAAGGTGGCCCAGACCCTAAGATCGACCAAGCTGCTCGTCGTCAGAAGTCTTACGTGCAAAACGACATGCACAAGACCACACAGAGTAACAAAAGGAATCTTTATGGTAAACGTTGAGTTTGATGTAGACTACGCAAAGAAGCGTTCTTATGCTAAGTGTCCTGAGAAGTCTATGGCTGTGCTTACAGTAAGCCCTGCTGCTGGTGGCTTCATCTTCTATAAGGTTACTGCTGATGTTGGTGGCGTAGCTAATGAGCTTGCTGGTAACTTTACTGGAATTGATGTTGCTAACAAAGCGATCCAACAGTATTATAATAATTGCCGACAGACAGTCGCTTCTAGTGATGCTGAGGTGAAGAAACGGTTAGCTAAAGGAAGGGCTAAAGCCAATGCCACAACAACTAACTCAAAAGCCAGTGACGACCTTCATAAAGGGTCTAGTAACTGAAGCTGGTGAACTTACGTTTCCACCTGACGCATCTGTAGACGAATCCAACTGTGACCTTCGACGCGATGGTTCACGTAGGCGTCGTAAGGGCGCTGACAGAGAGACTAATTCTGTCCTATCAACCTTCACCATCAGTGACACAGATATTGTGCACACTGGTCTGTGGAGCAACGTAGGTGGTCAGTCAGGTCTTGAGTACCTTGTGGTACAGAAGGGTCCAACCCTATACTTCTACAACAAAGCTACAGCCCCATATTCTGATGCACTACTAACTCACACTGTTGCCCTTGGTACATATCAAGCGACTGGCTCTGGCTTATCTGTTACAGACACTAAGTGTCAATTTGCATCCATTGAGGGTGCGCTTGTTGTAGCTTCATCTGCTATGGACACAATCTATGTAACTCGTGATAACGCCCTTGGAACTATTGCAGTCACTACAATCTCCTTCCGTACACGGGACTTTGACTGGCAAGGTGACATCTCTGAGTATGACACTGGTGATGCAACACCAACAGTAGGACGAGAGTACGACACACAGAATGCTGGTTGGGTAGACACAAAGGGTGCTGCTGCACTTGTCACCTACAAGGCCGCTAACGCAACTGAGCACCCACCACTGAACCTCCCTTGGTACTCTGGTAAGACTGCTGCTGGTGCATTTGATGCTGCTGAGTGGGCTGAGGTCTTTGCTGGTAGTACACTTATTGGTAACGGCCACTACATCCTAGACTTCTTTAACAAGGACCGTGCTACACCTTCTGGACTAGTTATTGCTACAGAAACAGAAGACTCACGTTTCAACTCAGTACAAGCCTTTGGTGGTCGCGTATTCTACTCTGGCCTACAGAGTTCTGAGAATGCTAGCACTATAATGTTCAGTAGGCTTATAGAGGGCCTCACAGACCTTGGTGAGTGCCTACAGCGTAACGACCCTACCTCAGAGGTACTAAGCGACCTCCTAGACACTGATGGAGGCGTTATTAAGATTGCTGAGGCTGTTGGGATCAAGAAGCTATATGCTATTGGTTCAATGCTTATCGTATTCGCTGAGAATGGCGTTTGGTCTATTAGTGGTGTTGATGGTGTTTTCCGTGCGTCTGAGTACTCTGTGCGTAGAATCTCTGATGTTGGTATAGCTTCCCCAGATTCGTTCATTGATGCTGATGGGGCACCTATCTGGTGGTCTAACTACGGCATTCACACAATGACCTTTGACCCCTCTACTGGTAATGCTAAAGAGCAAAACCTTAGCCTACCAACAATCCAAACCTTCTGGGACAACATCCCTACAGACTCTAAGCTGAAGGTACACTCTGTATTCGATAAGATCAACAAACGTGCATATTGGGCTTGGCCTAGTACTGGTGAGACAGTCGAGGCAAAGATAAATGAAGTCCTAGTCTTAGATATTGCAATCCAAGCGTTCTATCCTTGGACTATCTCTGATGAGACCTCTAATACAGATTGTGTTGTTGGCCTAGCCTTCTACACAGGTATTGGTGCTACTGAATCTGTGCTCAATATTGTTACATCCGTTGGCGACGAAGTTATTACTTCTGCTGGCGATGATGTTATCTCAACCCAACTAAGTAACCTTAGTACTGGTACGTCCTCACCTTCGATTGTACTTTTGATCCGTGATGGTGCCACAAACAAGATGACTATGGGTGGCCTCGTAAACAACAGCTTCCTAGACTGGGGTAGCGCAGACTACAGTTCTTATGCTGAAGCTGGCTACGAGTTTATGGGAGACATGGTGTTGAAGAAGACTGCTCCTTACCTAACTACATACATGCGTGTGACTGAGACTGGCTGGACTGGCTCTGAAGTAGCTGGCTACAGCCCTATCAATGAATCATCTTGCAAGGTGTCAGCCTACTGGGACTTTAAGAGCACACCATCAAGTACTGCTCAGGAAGCATACAGACTTAAGTTTATGCCAATCCCTGATGAGAGTGACTTAGGAACCTTTAACTACCCAGAGGATGTAGTCACCACACGCCTCAAGTTACGTGGTCGTGGTAGGTCTGTTCGACTTAAGTTCGAGAGCACTACAGGTAAGGACTTTACGCTTCTTGGTTATTCTTTGATTGGTGGCACTAATGGCCGCTTCTAAGAACTTTGCTATCTACGAAGGGCACGATTATGAGGTGCGGTTAGAGTATAGCCGTGAGTACATGATCGTGCACCTTCCAGAGGTGTTTAAATTCAACAAGACTACTCTAATCTCTATGCTTATGAAACTTGATGAGATCAATGACTTCAGCGTAGGTCTTGGGTATCCAGCATTACATTGTGCTGCCCCAAAGGGGGATGCTAAGATCAATAAACTAGCAAGACGTTGTGGCTTCACTCAGATAGGTGAAGATGCAGGTTTTATAGTATACACATATACAGGAGTGGAATAAATGCCACAGTTAATCCCAGTAATCACAGCAGTCGCAGGTGTAGCCTCAGTAGTTGGCACAGTATCAGCAATGAAAGCACAGAAGAAGTCTGCTGCTGCACAGCGTCAGCAACAACAGCTACAAGTTCGTCAACAGCGTCGAGCAGCTATTCGCCAACAACAACTACAACGAGCACAATCAATGGTATCCGCACAAGGTGCTGGTGCTGCTGGTGGCTCTGCTATTGCTGGTGGTACGTCTTCCCTTAGTTCCCAACTAGGTGGTCAGCTAGGACAGTCCTCGCAGCTGTCAGGTATCTCTGACCAGATCACTGCATTCAACAACCAAGCTGCACGAGGCCAAGCAATCGCTGGCATTGGCTCCAATGTGTTTAATTCGCTTGATGGTATGGATACGATCAAAGCAGCATTTAAATAAGGATCACAAGTATGGCTATCGCTCCAAATGACGAACAACCTAAAACATATAAAGTACTTGATTCCCCTGAAGAGGGACAGCCAAACAGAACTACAAATGGTCAACCAGAAACTTACAGAATCTTTGACACTATGGAGCAACCTCCAGTAGTTGACCCAGTAGAGCAAGAGCGTGATACACAGTTCCACAGCGTCCTTATTGGTCAGCCTGTGGAAGCTATCCGTCCTGCTATCCAGTCTGGTGCTAACGTCCAGTACGATGCTAACGCTAAAGCTACTACAGAAACTAACAGAACAAACCTAGTAAACAACTTCGTGCAAGATCGTGCACCTAGTGAAGAGCTTAAGTTGCTTCAGAATGAACTACAGGCTATGGATAACGTAGGACGCTTTGCTTCCCCTGCGCTAGTAGCTATGCTTACGTCCCCTAACGAGGGCCAACGTGATTATGCTGTACAACGTATCCAACGAGTTGTTGGTGCACAGAAGATGATCCAAGAGCGCCTAGGTTCTGCCTCTGAGGGCAATGTTGTTGGTGACTTCTTAGACTTCGTTGGTACATCCCCAATCAATGCTTTCATGGTAAAGCGTCAGGTCGAGTTAGCTGATAAAGCTACAGCCCTCATGCGCACTGCTATCTCTGAGGAAGAGTTTGAAGTACAGTTTGGTAGCATCTTAGACGAGATGTCAGACCAAGGCTTCTTCACTGATGAGAACCGCTTCTACATGGCAGACTTTGCTGAGTTGTTTGGTGCGGGTACAGAATCTGAACTCGCTCAGACACAAAGAGCTTGGGCACTATTCGATACAGCCTCAACCTTTATTGGTGTACCTGTTATCTCTGGTGGCACTAAGGTCGTCAAGGGTACTGCAAAAGGTGCTGTAGCACTCACTAAAGGCTCTGCTGACGTTCTTCGTGGTACAACATCCCTTACAGGTGCTATGAGAACTGGTTTTGGCACTGCTATGTCAGCACTAGGTTCTCCTGCACGTATGATCGGCGACCGCACTAACAACCCAGCTTTGGTTAAGAAGTCGTTGGATGAGGCTCGTTTGATTGACGACCCAAGCACAGCTACTGGCTTACACAATGCTACATCCCCATCAATCATGACTTCGGACACTATTCGTCCTGAGCGATGGGCACACACATCTAGTGCTGCTGTTCGTGCATTCGAGACAGAAAGCAAAGTCCTATCAGAAACTAAGATTATCATGGGTCGTGCTGGGTCTTCTATAGATGACTCACGTATGGCTGCTCTTGAGGTTAAACTCTCCGCAGACGCTAGGGCTGCTGCTGCTGCCAATGGCAACAAACGTTACCTTGACGCACACGTCTATCGTGATGAGTTGGACAACGTAGTGTTCGCTGAAGTGCATGGCACTAACAATGGCGCATCTTTCGTTGGTCCTAACGGTCAACGTGCTGCACAGCATTTGGCTGACAACATTGGTGGTGAAGTAGTAGAATGGCAGAACAAAGGCCACTACGTCGTAGTACAAGCACAGAACGTGCCCTCAGAGGCCGTAGGAGCCACTCTACGTGACTTCGGTGTGTTCTCCGCTACCCCAACCTCCCAACTAGCTGACGGCTTCGTAGCGCGTTACCTAGGCTCTCCTGCAACACAGACATCAGATGCTAACCGTGCAGCCTTACTTACAGGTGAATCAGTATCTGAGGTTTGGAACAAGACTGCCTCTGCACGTATTAAAGAGGTCACTAAGCTGAACTCACGTGCTGAAGTAAATGAAGTCGATGGTATGTTTGAGATGCTGCGTGATGGTAAGCTCGCTAACCAACGTGAATCCTACACACTACAAGGCTTCCGCAATGAGTTTAAAGCTAAGTATGGCAAGGAAGCCAAAGACGCTCAGGTAGCTCTTTATGCACGTGTGCAAGAGGCTCGTGACGTTGAGTCGTTCATCCAAGCTGACGTGTTCTTTAAGAAGCAGGTTACTGATGGTGTAGTAGTAATGGACAACCAGTATCGTGTAGTACCCCTACGCTCTGCTGATGTCCCTGCTACCGCCAAAGTGTATGATAGTAAGTCTGGTAAGATGTTGTCTCGTGATGAGCTACCACCAGAACAAACTGTCTTCAGAAACTACGACCCTGACCAAGACATCTTTGGTACACAGACAATGTATATCACTGGTGACGACATCCCAACACGTAAGCTATACCACTCCGACATTCTTGCTAGGAACTCTGGTGGTACACGTATGTATAAGAATGGTGAGATCAACTTCTGGGTTAAGCAGAACCGTACTAAGGTTATGGCCGATGGCTCTGTCCACAAGGTCTCTCCACTGACTGCAATGGGTGTCCGCACTGTTGATGAAGCTCAGGCTGCTATCTCACAACTGAATAAGATCATTGATGACCTTGGTGTTCGTCTAGGTTCTAAATTCGACAACACAGCAGTAGCAACCCTTCGTGGCAATGCTAAGGCTGACGCTGTAGTAGCTGCTCACTCTGCTTGGAACCCTAGTGTTCACAACGTAGACCAACTACTCAAGTGGGCTGATGAGTCTGGTGTGAACCTTGCGGAGAAGTTTGACTTCGTTCGTCATGGTGAAGACATTATTGACGCTGATGTAGCTGGTGGTTTTGGTGGTATGACACTTGACCGCGCTATGGACATGCGGGCACTTAACCCACAGTCTCGTAGGAACTCTGTTCTTATGGGCTATGGTGGCAAGCAGAACCGCGTACTGTCGCCTCTTGAGGCTATGCAGAAGTCTAGCACTGAGATGATTGCTAACCAGAGCTTCAGAGCTTATGCTGCACGTTCAATCAATGGCTTGCTCAAGTCTGCTATCCGCAACAACGTACTTGAGAATGCTGCTGAACTACAGGGCCTGACACTACGTCAGAAACTTGCTAAGGCTAAGATTCGTGACATTAAGGGCGAAGGTTCTAAACTTGCTCTTGAGCAACAGAAGATTCTAGCTCGTCTTGATCGTGGTGGCCTTGGAGATGCTCAGTGGAACTCATTCATGGGTGGCATTGGTGACTATCTATATGGCAAGGGCTTCCAGAAGTCTGCTAACTGGGCTGCTGACATGGCATCTACCAACCCCCTAACTGCTCTTCGTGGCTTCACGTTTGACGCTAAGTTGGGCATGTTCAACCCTGCACAGCTTTATGTTCAGGCTTCACAGGCTATTAACATTGTAGCTGTTGGTGGTGTTAAAGGTATCCAAGGTTCTGTACTATACGGACCTGTTCGTTTTGCTCTATATAATGGCGACCCTGCTGTTATTAAGAAGCTAGGGGAGACTGTTGGTCGTGCTGGTGGTATCACTGGTGATCAGTTTGTTGATATGGTTGGTATGTTCAAAGACTACGGACGTTCAACTATTGGTGTATCTCTAGCTGAGTTTGGCTCAGACGCTGCTACAGCATCAAGCATTCTTGGTAAGGGTGTTGGTAAGGTTCGTGAGAAAGGCCGTGTATTCTTTAACGAGGGGGAGCTAGTTGCTCGTACTTCTGCTTGGAATACAGCTTACCTTGAATATGTCTCTCAGTTCCCAACACGTGTACCACGCTCACAACATGGCGTAAAGTGGATCATGAACCGTCAGGATACTTTAACCCAATCTATGTCTGGTGTAAGTCGTATCGGATTCGATAAGCTACCATTCGCTCAGTTCCTGTCCTACTCCTTCCGTATCAACGAAGCTCTCTTCGCTGGCACTATGGGTGGCAAGAGCGTCCTGACTACACCTGAGAAGCTAAGACTTGCTGCCACACACACTGTCGTCTTTGGCGCTAGTGGTTGGGGTGTTGCTAACACAGCTATGGAATACTACAACTACCGCTTTGGTAATGATCTTTCTGAAGAGAACTATACGCTGCTTAAACGTGGCACTATGGATTATCTTCTGTCTGAAATGTCTGGTACTAGTACAAACCTATCCTCACGTTTAGGTTCTGGTGACAACATCTTCATGATGATGAAAGACATGGCTGAGAACAACATCTTTACTACACTTGGTGGCCCTAGCCTCGAAGTTGGTGGTGAAGCTCTTGGTGTTCTCCTTGGTGGTGCTAAGAGCATGGCTAAAGGCGTTACTACTGGTGACTTCAGTGATCTTGGTGAAAGCCTTGGACGCTTTGGTCGTACCTTCTCTACTGGCAACCAAGCCTACAATGCTTATATGGCATTCAAGGTTGGTCAGTATCTAACGAAGGACAACGCTTT